TAAGCATAGTAATGTCAGCAGTAGCATCGGTTCCTTTGAATATAATATCAGAATCGTTTGCTGTAGCATCAATTGTAATGTTTCCAGATGAAGTTGATAAAGTAACTGCTCCATCCCCAGCTGAAATATCATCTGCTGCTACACCAGCACCACTTTGAAAATATGTTTTTAATGTTGTGACATTAGTCATTCTCATTGTGCCACCATCATTTACAAGTAAACCATCTCCATCTGCAACTGCTGTAGTACCTCGTGCAGTACCACCATCTATTAAATTAATTTCTGCTGCTGTTGCACTTATATTAGTACCACCAATATCTAATGTTGTTACAGAAACTTCTCCTGCAACTGTAGCAATTCCATCTGCTAATGTAATTAAATCAGTATCGTCAGTATGACCTATTGTTGTACCATTAACAATTACATTATCTACTGTAAGTGTAGTTAAAGTTCCTAATGATGTAATATTTGATTGGGCAGCAGTTGTTACTGTAGCTGCAGTCCCTGATACATTTCCTGTTACATCACCTGTTAAAGGTCCAGCAAAAGCATCTGCTGTTACTGTACCATCAAAGTATGCATCTTTAAATTCAACACCACTACTACCAAGATCTAAAATATTATCGGCACCTGGTGTTAAAGCACCATCTGTAAGTATTAATTGTTTTTCATTTCCAGCATAAAAATTAATTGTATCTGCTGTTTCAAAATCTATTTTAGTTTCGTCATCTTCTCCAATTTTAACATCTGTAGCAAGTATAGAGGTAATTCCTGTTTGTGCTGCATCAATTGCAAAATCAATATTATCATTTGATGTATCATAAGTAACCGTAATACCACTTTCAGTATTACTAGAAAGCATATTACTACCAACAGTATCTCTAATAAAAGTAGCTAAAGCTGTACCATCTACAGTAATAGCATCTGCTTCTAAAGTTCCGTCTACATCTACATCACCAGAAAAATCCCCTGTTGCTGCATCTAATTCACCTGATAAAGTAATATTAGTAGCACCAGTAATGGCACCATCCATTGCAACAGCACCATTAATATCTATTGTAGTAGCATTAATTTCTATTTCAGTATCTGATACTAAATCTAATACACCATCTGCTGATTGATGTATATATGTTCCTGTATCACCAAATAATAATTTTTCTGTACTATTCATTAAGACTTCATCAGAGAATTTAAAGTAATCCTCATCTTCCATCCATGTAAGTACACCATCTGCTGATTCACCATCAAAAGTTACAGCAATATCTGTGCCTGAAGTACCATCACCTATAGTGATTGCAGTACCTAATAATTTTGTAATTGGCCCACCTTCTGCGGCAGTACCATCATGAGTATGTCCTGTAGATACTGCAAAAGCAGCTAGAAGTTGATCAAATTCATTATTAAGATCTGTTGCCTCAATAACTCCACCGTCAACTATGCCAGATGAACTCTGTCTTGTATATGTTGCTCCCATTATCGTCTTCCTCCTGGTACGAACTCTAATTGAAATCCTCGGATTGACCAAGGTATTTTATTACTTGTATCGGTTATTTTTAGTGCAATAGCAAAACCTGATCCTTCGACTGATTTTCTAGTTATAGGTAAATCACCCTGACCATAAGCTGCTGTACCAAATGTTCCTGTTCCATAATATGCCCCACTACCTGATGATGTTAAAGATATAACACTAGGTTGAGGAGTATTTACATCATTATAATTAAACTGAAGAAACATACTAGCTTCAACTTCTCCCTCGGGTTTCCAGTTTAAATTAATTCTTTCCATTGACTTTCTTATTCCAGGATCATTCATAGTCATATCTGGAGATCTATAAGTTGAGTCTAAATTATATGTTGAACTTGCTCTTGTCCAAACATTTCCTGATTCTTGTTTATAAATATATCCATCATATCCACCTGATACAATAGTTTCAATATTACTTATATAATCTGAATCACAACAAGATACTTTTAATCCTTTTATATCTGCATACTCATATCCTAATTGATTTGTATTAGGATTAACTTTAATAACAGCAATAATTCCTTTAGAATTAGATTCAACTCCTGTTGTTTTAGGATAAAATAAACGATATTGAGATTTATCTCTAATAACTAATGAAGTAACATTATCATAAGTAATATCATTAATTCTATCTTGTATTTGTTTTGATACTGTACCAAGTTCAACGTCACCAATTCTTTCTGTACCAGCAACTGTTCTAATTCCATCTGCAGATAAGAATAATAAGTCACCACTTACCTCTTGAATAGAATGATGTGCTATTGTACCAACGTTCTTTGCAACTTCCGCTAATGCAAAATTACTAGAACTTGTTCCTGTTATTTTAAAAATCTTTCTTTGACAAAATATAAATAATTCATCCCTAAATACTTTTAATCCTGTAACAACATCACCAACTTTTATTTCACCAGCATTTGTATCAAAATCATCTTCTGTAAATGGTCCTGAAAAAATAACACTATGTGTTGAATTAGACATTCCACCATAAAACATATGATTAGCAAAGGATTTTACAAATTTAGGATTAGTAGGTGCAGTTCCACCACCTGTTGCATTTATAATATCTTCAGCATAACTTGTATCTAGTGTAAATGCTGCAGCTTCTCCAGTTGCAATTATAATTTTATTAGTCCCGTTATAATTATATTTATCAAAATCATAAGTATTTGCTGTTCCTTTACTTGTTGCTCTAGATGTCCAAGATCCACTTGTTGTTCCAGTAGAAACTGTACCACCTCTAGCTGCAACTATAATACCATTAAAAATTGCAGACATTTGAACTCTTTCTGTAGAAGCAGAAACTTGAGGTACTATTGTAGAATTGTATAATGTAGTACCATTTAATCTTCTATATCCACCTTCAACTGATGGTTCAAAATTAGTTAGCTGTAATGCTTCACCAGGCTGCATATTATATACATCCTTATTAAGTATTAATCCACCACCGCAACTTGCTGTGTATGGAGCTATTGCTGAAGTATCTGCCATTTAATCTCCTAAGATACTACTCTAGTACCTAAATTTGTTGCAATACTTTCTGATATTACATCAGTTCTCATATAGTCTGCTGAGTGAGTACCATAATCTAATTTTAATAATTTTAATTTTCTTTGATAATCTCTATCTGCTAGTTGTGCATGTTCAGGATCTGATCTTAACATATATACATAATATTTTGATCTATCAACTATTATTGATCCAAATCTATCAGGTAATCCCATATTATCACCATGTGCAGACAAGTCTGTATGTGTAGTGTAGTAATCATAACTAATTGTATACTCACCTGTATTAGGTTTTGGACTTAATATAAATGAACTGTAGTCAGGTTTTCTAATTACTTTTGTAGGTTTACCATACGCACTACTTGCATTTACATCATCAGCAGGTTTATTAGTTTGTAAATATGTATCATATGTAATATATGCTAATTTACTAGGAGTAATATCACTTCTAGAAACTCTTACATAATCCACATCCATATTTGTTGCTGTAGTAGGATTATTTATTGTTACATAAGTTGTTGTTGCTGTAGCTGTAAATGTAGCATCAATAATTTTTCCCTCACCAAAATTTGTTACAGTTAATGTTGTACTTAAATTTTGAGTACCTTCTGCTGCCGTACCTACTTGTATTTTAAATGCTTGACCTGTACCTACAGTATCATAAGCTCTTACTTGAATTTTATATTGTTTATTTTTTACAGTTGAAATAGCTTGGTATATAGCATAATCATTTAATCTTGCTCTACCATTTCCACCACTATTATAAGCAGCACTACCACTGCCTGCTATAGTTGTCCAACTATTTATATTTGATGTAAACTCACCATTAGTAATTAATTCTGTTGGCTTTAAAAAAAAAGACTCAAAGTCTACTCTTCGCATATCAGATGGGAATGCATATTCCGCATCACCTGCTTGGAGAACTTGAGTCGTTGTTGTATGTAATAGAGGAAGTTCAGCACCTTCATTATAAATATCATGAATAGATTTATTTATAAAATCTTTAACAGCTGTTTGGATACCTCTACTGCTAGAGAATGTAGTTGAAGTCATTTCAACTTCATTTAATTCTCTTAAAATTCTATTTGATAATACTAAGTAAGTTGTTGCCATTTATTAATTTTTATTTTGTTTATTAAGAAGTTTTATAAATAAATTTATTTCTTTTATTGTTGTTTTAGGTCCTAATATTTTTTTCATATTACCACCTGACTTATAAGCTTTTTTAAATTTATTATATTTTCGCATATCAAATACTTCTGATGTCATTATTCTTCCTCTTTGTTAATATTATCATGTACTGAATGTTCGTACTTAATTAATAATTGTTTAATTCTAGATTCAGCACTAGATAATTGCTTTTGTAAATCTGTAATCTGCTCTTTAAGTGCAGAGTTATCAGATTTGTATTCTTGAATTACTTCAAGTAGTTGACTTTTCTTTTGAAATGCCATTAAGTAAATTCACAATGTGATCTAGTTTATCACTTTGAGAAGCCACTTGTTGTTCTAATTTTATTACTCTATTTATAAATGATGGATCTATACCACTACCTAAAAGAGTAATTTTTTGTCCCGTACTAGCATCAGTTTTTTTTCTTAAATCATAAGTTGTCATAAAATTCCTATTTAGTAAAGGGAGTACATTAAGGGGGACATATAGCCCCCCTTAAATTTATTTATTAGTTGTTATCTGATTCATCAATACCTGATACATCACAAAGGACAGCCCAAACACGGACTTTACCCGCACTTGAATCTGCTCCAGCTGTTAATATATCTAGTGTATCTGCACTAGCAACTACAGTTCTAGCTGTAGCTGTAAGTGTTCCATAACCAGTAGCATTAGTGTCACCATCAACATATCTGTCAACGTCTCCACCAGTAATACCTAAGTCCATAGTAGCAGAACTAGATAATGCAGTGATTACCTCAGTTCCAGCTTCCATGATTAAAGTTTCTGCAGGAATATCTAACGCTTGAAGAATATCTCCATTTGAAGTTCCTGAACTACTGTTAACTGCTGATACATCAATTGTATTTTCAACTAAGTAAGGTGTTCTACCATTAGACGGATGTCCAGTAGTTCCACCAGCACCTGTTCTATCATAAGTTGCCATAATCTATCTATTATCCTCCTAATTAACCTATTGTTATAACGCCAGAGTAAACTGCATCTGATCTTAGAATTTTTCTTCCAAAAACGTGTAGTCCTCTAACGATGTCTGAAAATGAATCAGGGTCTCTGATAAGTTCTGTTTTCGCAATATGGTTTGCCGTAGCAACTGCACCTTGGTGCCCATAAAGGATTGCATACTCATTAGATCCTGCTGATCCAAATGTTTTAGATGCTGCTGCTCCACCAGAAACCGCTATTGCGTTTGTAGAGTAAAGTCTAAACCCAAATAAAGGTCTATCTGTTACCATACCATTTCTCATAGATGATGCTCCACCATCTGCCATTACTGATTGATCCATAATTTTAGCACCTGCTTTTCTCAATTGCTTGTAAAAAGCTGGTGGTGCAACGAACCATCTGTTCCAGTGTTCGCAGCTGATGTTGCAGCATTGTCATAAATGTTTTTTAAAACATTGTAGTCATAGTTTCTTTTAAGTGAATAAGCACCTGAAGAAGTTGCAAGAGCTTCCCAATTTACGTGTGATTGTCTTTCTTCGATATCGTCTACTTTAAACGCAAAGTATGAACCTTGGTCGACAGTAAGTTGTAACTTATCATCTGCCAAAGTTTGTGTGTTTACAGTTTGACCTCTCGCATAATCACTTACAGTAATTGAAGGCTCTTTCACGATATTTACCGTGTCGCCAAAATTTTCAATTTCTCCAGCGTAATCAGTGTTAGTAATATCTTCAACAACTGATGCACGTCTGAAAAACTTTTGAACCTTTTGACTATATACCGCTGGTACCCAATTTCCCGAAGGTAAATTTTGATAACCAGACGCTAGTCCCATAGTAGCCATAGTGTTTGTCTCCTATTATATAGTTATTATTGTTAAGGTTGGATTCTACCTTCTCTTACAGCTTTATCGATTTCTTCTTCGTATTTTGCATACTCATTAACAGTCATTTTACTAATTTCAGCGTTAGACCAAATTTTCTTTTTAGGTAACTCTGTCTCAGTAGCTTTAGCAGTTTTTGTTATAGCTTTAGCTGCTTCTTTCTTAACAGCTGTTTCCTGTTTTTTAGATAGTTTGCTAACACCAGTATCCATCTTATATAAGTCAATAGCTCTTCCAGCTAGTGATGAGTTAGAAGTATTTTCATACAACCAACCTTGTATAGTAGGATCTTGTTTAGCAGCCCATTCATGAAATTCATCTTTTTGACGAATATCTTTATAGTCAGGATGTGCTTTTAACAATTCCACTTCAGCTTTTTCTCTACTAATTTGTTCTTGTTGAACTTGAAGATTTTGGTATTTATCCTCCATCTCCTTTGCTCTAGTATCAGCTTTTGTCATAGCTATGGTTTCAACCATATCATATACATCAGGATACTCTTTTCTCCAAGCCTCTAATTCATCTTTAGACTTAGGTGGAACAAACTGTTTAGATGATTGTTCAAGTTGAGTTCTTAAAGTACGAACTTCATCTTTATGCTTTCCAAGTGTAGAATCATAGTGTCTTTTTAAATCGTCATAACGTTTCTTAAAGACACGTTCTTCTGCATTTTCAGGGCGTTCAGTTGAAGGAGTAGCTTTACCATCTGAGCTTGCAATTTCTTCTGATGCTTCAGTGTCCTTTTGAACGGTTGCTGTTTCTGCTTTTTCTCTATTAAACTTTTCTAATTCACCTCTAGCAAATGCTTCAGTTTCAGCATCGTCATCGTCTTGATGTTTACTATAAGGTTTTACTTTTGGTTTTTTAAAAAGTTTAGGTTTTTCAGTTTTAGTTTCTTCCGAAACTTCTACTGCCGTATTTTCTTCATTTTCCATTTTATTTCCTCTTTGGTTGAGTGCCTTATGGATAAGGGTAGCTCACTTCCATAATTTGTGGGCTGATACTAAACTGTTTCTGTTCCTTCGTCTATAGCTTGTATATCTGAAGGCATGTCATCAGACTGTTGAGTCATCATACCTGTAGATTCAGTTGCCGTATCAGGTGGCACATTAGTATTATCTGGCTCTTGACCAGACAAATCGGTTATGAAATTTTGCACTGCTAGTTTTTCATCTCCACCATATATCTTTATAGCATAATTTTTAATAGCTGATATTGGTAAAGATACTACATCTTCTTCGCTTGTAAATTGATCTATTAAACCACTAGCTTCAGGTGCAATCTTCTTTAAAATAGCTGCATTACTTGGACCTAATAACCCATCTAATTGTGCTATTTCTGTTTCATTTAAATTCTGTATTCTTTCGTCTATATTTGGATCTTGTGTTTTTTCAGGCACAGGTCTTTCTGCCATTGGTGCAGGTGCTTGACCACCTTGTGTCTGACCTTGACCTAATCCTGACATATCAGGTGCATCAGGTAATTTTGGTGTTGCTCCCATTAATCCTGTTGTAGTTACTTGATTGTCTGGTCCTATTGCCATTATGCTTTTCTCCAATTTTTAAGATTTAATTCATTGTATTGTTTATCACTAATAAATTTTCCAATTAACCAACATGTAGGTTCTCCTATACCTGCGTATATTCTTCCAAGTAAATCAAATTTACTTTCACCTAATCTCCATGCTATATCATTAGCTCTATGTTGTGCAATGTGTTTCCAAATTTTTCTATATAGTGGATATTTTTTCATATGTCTTACAGTTGGTATTGCCCAAAATAAATATCCTTTAACATGACTTTTAGTTAAAGTTTTAAATGTAAATCTTGTATCTCTTACCCAATCAACAGTAGACATTTCTCCTGTGCTATGTAATTCTGTACATATGACTCTTCCACCACTACCACCACCGTTTCCGCCACCGCCAGCTGGTCCTAATGCACCAGGTCCTTTTGCTATATCTTGTTTATTTTTTTCACCTTGTGCTTTTTCTACTTGATCTTTAAACTCTTGTGTTTTTTTATCAAATCTTTCTTTTTTTTCGCCTGTTAATTTTTTAGAAGTTTCTTGTCTTTTAGAAATTCTTTTTCTAGCACCATTAAATACATTTCCTCTCATAGATTGTGCATTCATTCCAGCAAATACATTATCAGCTGGATTACCTGCTATTCTTCCAGAGTCTATATTAGAACCTAATTCACCTCTTGTTTTATAACCTAAAGCACCTAAAGCTGATGAATTTCTTTCGTTAAGTTGCCTTTGTTGTGGACTTACAGAATCACCTATCATTCTTGCAATACCCATCATTGGATTCATAACAAATCCTACTGCTTTAGCTAGTGGTTGTAATCCAGTAGTTACATTTTTAAGTACTGTTTGAGATAGTGTTTGTTTTTTAATTGCTGGTCTTAATGGACTACTAATTCTATCTGGTACTTTTGAACTTAATTGTGATTGTTTTTGTAAATCTGATACAGTTGTACTTCCTGGTACAGACATAGCATCTTTTGCCATTTGATCTATAGTACCTGCTTTAGGTCTTGAAAATTCTGTTCCTTGTCTATTAACTCTAATAGATTTTTTATTTATTTTAGGTGCTTCAGCTTTAATTCCTTTACCACCTTTCATTATGTCATCTTGATAAACTACTGGTTCTTTTACTGGTCCTAATGGTTCTTTTACTGGTCCTGACATTGGAAGAAATCTATTTGGATCTTGACTAATATCTGTATCTAATGACTTATCTTTTTTAATTTGATATTCATCAATGTATTGCTCATCTGCACGCTGACCATCACCTCTATTTGGATAATAAAATGGTTGAACGTCTCCAAATGCTTCTTTAGTTTGTGTACTTGCTGTTTTAGTATCTTGAGTTGTAGTAGTTTTAGTAGCTTCTGCTTTTAATTCTGGTAAATTTAAAGTTTTAACTTTATCAAACCCAGATTTTTTTAAATTGTAATTACCCTGTGCATCTAATTCAAATTCGTAAGTACCACCTTTTGTTCTATCTACATTAAAAGTTTTTACCATATTATTCCTTACTGCGTTTTATTGCCTGTGGTAGGTTGAGTAGTTTGCGAACTAAAGCCAGCTTCCCCTGGCATTGGTGCATTACCTGTACCGATGTTGCCACCTCCAGCTCCTGTTGGATCTGTTGGCGAAGCTCCAGGAGGTACTCCTCCCATATTTGCCATTGGGCTTTGTTGTCCACTATTGCTTGTATTTTGTTGATTTCCATTTGCCATCCCCATTATGTGTGCGTATATTGCTGCTTTCTCTGGATCATTAATTAATTGATCTGGATCTATATCCAAAGCTTTAGCAACTTCTTTTAAACATGTATGCCATTTAACAAACGGTGCTAACGATGGGTTCGAAGCTGTTTGCATAAATGTCATTAGTCTTTGTGATCTAACTTCTTTTTGCATTAGAGAAGATGTTCCCTGTGCTTTAATATCTAGATCACCTTTTATTTCTGGTCTATCAATATTAAATTGCATATTCCAATGAAATAAAGATTGTCCTAGGGGCTTTAACAAATAGTCATCAATATTTTTGATAACTGTTTTTATACTTAGAGCTGCAGCACCCATGAGCATAGACATACCCGCTGCTGTTCTAGTAGTTGATTGTACTCCTGTTGTACCATGTGAGTACGAAGGAATACCTGTTGCTTCATCGGCTAATTGTCTAAACCGATCAAACATCATTAAATTCTCTTGTGATGTATTTGGAAACTTAACACCATGAATTGCTGCTCCTGGTTGACCACTTTGTCTTCTAAATATTTTACCAGGAAATACTTTCATATCTTGACCTGGTACTAACATAGTTTCATCAACATCAAATATTAAATTACCTGATAATGCTAAGTTATCAATTGCCATTCTTGCGTGACCATTCATAACTTGTTGTGAGTCTTGCATATTTTCTGGAATACCTATTCCAAAAAATTGATAAGGATTTAATTCATAAGGACATACCATATAAGGTATTCTCTTTGGTGTAAATGGATTTTCTACACATCTTAAAACTTTACCACCACATATCCATACATTAACAGATATAACGTCTAACTCATCATCAACTTCTAAATCTAATTCTTTTGCTATTTGTTTAGATACTAATCCCCAATATTCTAAAACTTCAAATCTATTTTTATAAAGTGTTTGTACATTTTCTCTATCATATAAAGAAGATTCATATCCTCTTGTTTGATAGTTAGGTCCCATCTCTAAACATTCCCTAATTGGCTCATGTTTAAATAAAGGTTTTTTAGCTAATGCTGCAAACTGTTCTTTGTTTAATGAATGTCTTTGAATAACATATTCAGCATCATTTATACTAGTTGCATTTGGATCTGAGTAAAAATCCCAACATGATACTGCTTCTATTGAAGGCACTACTTTAGATTTTTGCATAGATGCTAGTGCACCTGTTTCTTGATCTGAAGCATATGAGTATTGTGTTTTTTCAGATGTAAAAGGTCCTTTTAAAATACCAGTACCTAATAAACACATTTCAAAAAATACATGTCTTAAAGTTGTAATTGCCTCACTTTCTTCTAATTGATCATGAATTAATTTTTGCATTTTACCTGCTGCCATATCTGCAGGTTCTACTTGTGGCATTGATTTATTATCAGGTGAAGGTCCTTCTTCAAAACCTAAATTTTTATATTGCTGTGCTAAGTCTTTCATTAAAGATTCAGCAGTAGCACCTTTAGGTAATTCACCACCATCTCCAGCAAAACCATATGGACTTTCCATATCCTTTCCATTAGGTTGAGCTTGACCATTAGCTTGTTGTGGTTGTCCTACTTTTGTAATATGTGCATACTCATCAATTCCTTCAGGAACTGTTGTAGGTGTTACACCAATTGGAAATTTACCACTAGAAAATAATACTTCAATAATTTGTCCAAAAGCGGCAAGTACTTTTGTTTTAGTTATCTTAACAAAAACTTTAGATTTTTCATTATCACGAAATGCCATTTCTGGTCCGTATAATCCTCTATAATTTCTATAAGCTTTAAGCCATCTCTTCTCATCATAGAGTCTAGCTGTTTCCGCTTGTTGAAATCGTTCTCTTACAAATCCAACAAATGGATCTAAGTTTTCGTCTTTTGTATCCATTTAATTAATCTTTTTTAAATTTTCCTGTAGGCTTTATATCTTCTTTATTTTTAGCTGCTTCTTTTAATTGTTTTAATTCTTCTTGTGTTAAAGTAGGATTACCACTTAACATTTTAGCAGTATCTAAATCAACTCTAGAAAAACCTTTAGCTTTAGATAAGTCAATATCCTTTTGAGATATATCAGCTACTTTCATTACATCTGCTTTTTTAGATTTATACTTGTTAAACAAATTAAATTTAGGATGTTCGTTATTATATTGTTTACCTTTAGTATCTAAAGCCATAATTAATAATCTCTTTCTTCAGCCATTCTAAAAATAGATGGGTCAACTTTTTCTTTTTTTCCTAATGCATGATCTGGTCCTAAAGTTCCTTGTTTAATTTTAGCGTTAGGATCAATTGCTAATTTTTCATTTTTAGTTTTAGCAACATCAGGTGAAAGTTCACCATGCTTGTATCTTTTATTTATGTCCATTGTGTCTCCTAGTTTTTATTTTTTCTTTTTTTTAATCCAAGTAGATTCTTTCTTAACTTCTTTTGGTTTTCCTGAATAGCCATAAGAAGTATTATTTTCAAATTTTTTATCAGATTTTTTTTGAATATACTTAGATTTTGTTTCTGGTTTTACAGGTCCTGTATAACCATAAAACTTTTTATCAGATGTTTTCTTTTTTATAAAGCTAGTCATTAATAATCCTTTTGGTCAGCTAATTTAAATACAGAATCTTGTACATGCTCTTTACCTGATTTAGTAGCATAATCAATATTTTTTAAAGCAGTTTCAGATTCACCTTTTCTAGGTGCATGTTTATTAAAGTCTATATTCTTAGATTCCTGATTAGGCTGTTTGCCATCAGGTGCTGTACCAAGATCACCTTGTTTTATTTTAGTTCTTGGGTCGAATTTAGTTTCCATTATTCATCTCCTTCATCATCAATATCAGACTCTTCAGATAAATCTTCAAGTTCCATTAATAAGTCTTCTTCCTTTTCATGTAACTCTCTGATATCTTCTATAACATCTGATACAGTTCTTGTTTTCTTTTTTCTTGCCATTATAGTCTCCTATATTTTTATCTTCTTAATTGATAGTACATTTTTTGTAGGGATAGTTGTATACCCACCACCTTGTTTTATTTTACCATTGTCTTCAAAAATAAAATCAGCCATAACAACAGTTGTTTTATTATTGTGTACTATCCATCCTACACTACAACATACTGCTGTTTTAGATTTTTTAATATCAGGGATATCAGCCCAAGATACATCTCCAACAATATCTTCCCAATATACCATTGCTAAGTCATAAGGAAAATTTTTTTTATCTATAATAGGTAGTTTATTTTTTTTCATTTATCCCTTTCTATATATTAATTAATAACCAAATATTCTATCTGAGGGAGTAAATTGTACTCTAGGAGTCCTATTAAATCTTTCTGCATAACTAGTATGTGTTGGTCTACTCATGCAGCCATATCTTAATGCGTCATATGCGTGATCTTCCACATGTGTATTAATATCCTCTGGATTATTATCATCTAATGGAAGTGTTGGAAAAGTTCTGAGTAGGTTTCTACAATTAGAAAATATTCTAAGACCTGGTTCTTTCTTCTTTTCATCAACTAATTTTAATCTTTTGTGGATTTCTAACTTTCCACTAATTCTGCTTTTAGGAGTTCTATCTGAAGGTCTCCAACGACATCCTGTTTGAATCATCGTTTCTGCAATGCTTGGACCCACATCTCCTCTCTTTGCCCATGTACTAGCGTCTAAGACCCCGTAACGTATATATTCTCCGTGTTCTAAGGTTAAGACTTTTCTTGCGAATATATCTGCTGTAATTTTTTGAGTATATAATTCTCTATAAGCCCATAAATTATTATCGTAGTCAATAGCAAACCAAAGACAACAAGCAGGAGAACTGTAGCCCCAATCTGCAGCACGAAAACGCTGCCAGCCTTTAGGTACTTCAAAAGGT